TCGAGATACAAAGGGTATAGTCGAAATATTGATACGATTGGGGGTTATCACACCCACCACGACCGATTTGAGCGATATCGAACTTTTTTTCAAAACGACGCTCAACTATTTGGAAACTTTGGACGGTAAAAGTGTGAAAGATGATATACTAAACGACGATATACTCATATCATTAGCTCAGAAGAAGCCGTTTATTATACCGACATCATTCGTGTATTTAGCTAAAGCTTTTTCAACGGTCGAGGGTACGTGTGTGTCATTGGACCCCATGTTTACGTATTATGAGTATCTCGAGCCCATGATTCAAGATACCGTGGAGGATGCTATAGACGTACGTAAGTTACTGTCCACGACGTTGGAGATGCCAACGAGAATAAGAGAGATTAATTCAGCTGTTCTCAACTTGGAAAAGTCGAGAACAACCATGAAGCGATCTATGGAGAAAACAAGGCGGGAAGTTCAAAACGTTCAAAACACAATGTTAGCTACTATAATGGCTACAAGCATGATTGAGCATGGTTATATCAATGAATGTGTATTTTTTATTTTTGCTGTAGTGTTCTTTACTTTTCGTAAAAATCGATAGATTTCTTTGTTGTTGTAGTTGACATGTCTGTATCCTTGTCTGTAAAAAACTTTTTGTGATCATCAAAGAGCTTCTTTGCCCTTGTTTTCTCTTCATCCGCGATGTTCTTAAACGCGTCACCGATCTTCGAAAGTTCAGATTTTCGCTGATCAGTTACGTCCTTACCGAACTTCTTAAACTTCTGCTGCGCGGACATGACGACTGGGGGAGTGGCGAGTATGGCAAACATTTACTCTATATTAACATTTTTATCTTTAAGCCCTAAGCGCTCCAATTTTTCTTCGAATTCTCGGCGCTCTCCGGGTGATTTGATGATCTCCCCGTGTTTGAGAGCTCGTATTTCTGGACCGGTTAATTGAATTGCATCTACTCGGAAATCTATGAACGCTTTCATAGAAATAGGCACGAGTGGTTCTACGAGAGTGTACATCGCCCTGGCATACTCTTGAATTTCCTTTTGAGCATGAGAATCCATTCGCAAATGAAGATAATGCATGAGATTATGAAGGTTTATTTTCCAATAAAATTCGGTATATGTCGATTGAGGAAGATTTCCCCTGGCCTGTTCTCTACAAACACCCTCTTCGAGTAACTTTTCGTAGATATCAAACGAGTTTTCGAGATGATGAGAACCAGCTTCTGTTAGTTGAGCATCTACATCAACTTCACCCTCGGAACCTTGGTGATTTACCTTAGATTGACCCCTTAGTGTGTCGGGTTTATAATACTCCTTAGGAACGATCGAGTATCGAGCGGACATTTCATTTACACTCGCGGTACGATGACGAAGGTGTTGACGTGCGATATAAATAGGCATCTTAATGTGAAATTTAAATTCCACCATCTCAAAGGGAGTCGTGTGCCAGTGACGCATTAAATATCGAATAAGTCCAGCGTCTCCGCGAGAAGTCTTCGTTCCCTCTCCGTAAGAGACCCGAGCGGCCTGAACAATTGAGTTGTCAAGGTTTTCCCTAGGCATAGTGTCAACAAGTCGTACAAATCCATGATCGAGTACGTTTATTTGCATTTGAATTATCAACGGTCCATTTCTTTAATCAGATCATCTATGGATCTATAATATCTTTTGAGATCTTTCATAAATCTTTTATTATTCTCTAAACATTCACACTCGGGACTATTTTTATAAATCCACGCGAGATTACTCTTAGAATATCGTGTATTCTTTTGATTTTCGTTTGGTTTTCTGGGTACAACCTTCGTCGACGCTTTCTTTTTTGTAACGGTTGGTTCGACACGTTTCGTAAAACTTATGGCTTGCATGATAGTATCTGCTAAATCATCCTTTTTCTTAGATTTCATGAAGGTTTCTATCCAATGTTTATTAGTGTCATCCCTACGCAAAAATGCTTCGCATCTTTCTATGGATACCTTCTTACGTTTCATATATTGTGCTTTTCCAGGTCCGGCTACGTCCGGTATTTTAAATCTCGCGTCATAAATTATAGTCTCGGCTTTCGGGGCTTTTATCACAAAATACGCGTGTAAAAAGTGCTCGACCATTTTCATTTTTTTATTGCGATCGGGTTGTTTTTCTATTAAAATAATATCCGATTCGAGAACCCAAGGTCTATCATCTAAGTGTTTTCTTAACGAAACATATATACCATCTCTATGTTCGGGAGGTACTCCGGAAACATCCCATTGAGTAACAAGATTAGATGTTTCGTTAAATTGACATATAGCTAAATTTCTGATTCCAACATCTATACTAAGAATCATTATGTATATAAAGAAAGAATACTCTTTTAAATACTTTTATCGAACCATGTTCATTACCACTATTAATAAAGTGATAGCCATCAAAATACCTGCTATGTAATACATATATATGGTATAATCTGGATCTTCGCCAGTATCTTTATCACTGTCTGGCCCCTGCTCTTGCTCTTGCTCCCTTTTAAACTGTTCATCTTCCTCGGCGAAAAAATTAAAACAGCTTACTTTACAATATTCGTAGCAATCTTTTGTATCTGCCGTACAAAAAGGTTGTTCTTCGTAGATTTCTAAATTCGGAAACTCATCTCTCGCGCTGTCGAGCGTTCTATATTTTAATTCTTCTTTGGGTATTTTACCGTAATAATAATCTTCGTAATTCGATGGGAGACATAAACTAACGCACCCTTTTGTTTCATCTCTCTTATCGTCAAAGTCGCTATCTTCCATGAATAACCCCCCGAGAAGACCAGCTAAAGCTACCAAAGCCATGATCGCGTCATTTTTCATACTGTTTTTCTTTTTCGCGTCGGCGTCGGCATCTTTTTTCTTTTTCGCATCAGCATCAACATCTTTCTGTTTACGTTTAGCTTTCGCGTCTTTTCCACCCTTTTTAAGAGATGCTTCGTCAGCTTGCTTTTTCAATGAACTTGCATCGTCGACTTTTTTAGAGATTTTGCCACCGATTTCATCCGAATTCTTCAACGATTTAGAAGCTAAATCATCCGCCTGTTTCGCAACAACACTCGCACTGTCTGCCTGTTTAGATACCTTGGTTGCACTGTCTATATTTTTTGTAAGTTTAGCTTCGGTTGTTTTTGTAATTTTAAAACTTCCATCTGGAAGTTTAAAACTGCCGTTGGCTTTTTTTATAGCCGTAACGGGGATATCAGTTCCATCGGCGAACTTGAATCGACCGTTCACCTTTTTCGTACCCGGCGGGAGTTGTGCGCCGTCAGATAACTTAAATGAGCCGTCACTCATTTTAAACGTTCCATCTAGGCTTTTGGACGAACCATCAGGAAATCTTACCGTTCCGTCTGGTAATTCAAATGTATTATTAGGTAATCGTTTAGATCCTTTAGGTAACACCGCTCCATCACCCAAACGTATGAGACCATCTGGATGTTTATAAGCTCCACCACCATATCTCGTAGAACCAGCTGGGATATCTATTTTACCGAGTTTTGATGCCGAGCCTAAATTACTACCACCTCTAGCGAGCGCCGAAGCCATGGTGTGGTATTATTATATTACTTATAAAATAATGAGAGTTCGTCTCAGAAGGAGTCCGAATCCTGAGAAAAAGTTTAGAGTTACGTTTGAAGATGGATCAAAGGTCGACTTCGGTGGTAAGGGGTACTTGGATTTTACTAAGCATAAAGATGTTTCGCGTATGCGTCGATACCTCTCTAGACATGGACGAATGGGTGAAACATGGACAAAAGATGGTGTAAAAACGGCTGGATTTTGGTCAAGGTGGTTACTCTGGTCCAAACCGTCGTTGGAAGAAGCTAAAAAATTAATGTCAAAACGTTTCGGGTTGATATTCGTTTAAAGTACATTTTTCATAGGTTCTACGTAACCGTAGGTTTGTAACGTACTTTTCATAGATTCTACGTAATCTAACGTTCTTTCATGCGATGATACACTTTCGTTATACTCGACGGTTGTTTTATTTTTATAAACATTTACTAATTCGGCAGCTTCTTCGGCGTCTGCCTGATATTTTTTCATGAGCTCTATAGCATCATCTATCAATTTCAAGTATCTTTCACTTGTGTCAAAGTCTATTTCAGGATTTTTTATGTATTCAATCGCATCTAATATTTTTAGATTTAGCTCATTTATTTTATCATTAGAGTAAGCTACCTTTAGTGCGTTTTGTTCGGATACCTTAGCGTATACCTGAGCATTATTCTTTGACTTGACAGACATATTAGCATATTTAACTGCATTCGCGAGAGTGCGCGTTGAATCAGCTTCTATCTCGTTCATTCTGATATAATGTAATATATTAAGCTACTGTGGTTATCGAGGTTTTATTTGCTTTTTCTCTCAGACCTCTTCGCTTGATGTTAGCTTTTATCTGATTCATTAAAGCTGCGGTTGGCTTTTTGGGCGGTGGAGGGGG